TTCAAAAAATGTCATTAGGGACCTCTTATTTGTATATTCCGTACTGCTTCAACAGAATATTTATACATTCCTTGTCTTTTTCTTTGAGAAATGGTTTCTTGCCTAACTTACCAGTTTTATCCACTACGAATAGCTTTTGACGAGTTGAAAGGATGTCCGTGTTACCGCAGAACCCATAGAATGACAAAAGCTTTTTTATAGCTAGTGACTTGGTTTTGGAATCGTCAGTAGACGCTATCAAGTAGCCAACCAAATCAAGCATTGGCTTCATGTCCGTGTCTATCTTCTTGAAGATATTCAAAACTTCATGAATGACAGTATCGGGAATAATCTCAATAATGTCTTGCTCAATTTTCAATATCTCTTGGTCGAGCTTGTTTTGTACGTTATTTGAGTTTGCGTTCACGATTATCCCCTAATAGGTATGCTATAATTAATACTTATTATTTTATCAGAAAGAAAACTTTTATGACAGAACCATTAGAAAACGATAAGAAAAGCCAAGAACAAAAGATGGAAGAGTTCTTAAAGCAGATGGACGAAATTGACGATAACGTTCTTCAGCAAATAGCAGAAATCTCCAAATCAGCAGAAAAATGCCATAACATTGACAAAAATGATTTAGACATGGAATCTGTTAGAGCTATATCCGACATGCACCGCTATAATACCATGTTAGCTGAGCATAGAGCTAATCTAGCCGTGTTGAGCAGAAAGAAAGATGTTATTCATGGCGAACTTTATGAGAAGTATAGCCGCAACTCTCAAGTAAGACTTGAAACCAAATACGAAGTTGAAGAGTGGATTAATAGAAATCCTAAGTGGCAAAAAATCGTTTCGTATTACAACAATCAAAAAATTCTCGTAGATTATCTTCAAGATATCGTCAAAGCTCTTCATACAAAAACTTTTGCGATAAAATATATCATAGAAAATAAGAAGATAGAGCTTAGATAATGCGAGAGAATGTCATAACAATTGTTAAATTGGATGAGGTATGGGGCAAAGTATTAGCCACAGACTCAGGAGTAATGGAAGCGCTCTATAAAGAGTTCTCTATCTACAAATTTAACCATTGGTTTGACCCTAAAGTAAAATTAGGAGTTTGGGACGGAAAAATTCATTTCGTAAAACATAATGGTGAATTCCCATTAGGTTTATTCAAAGATGTTCTGAAATTCTGTGAATGTCAGCGTGGATATGAACTCCAGATAGACCCTTGGTTTGGTCCCGAGATACAAGATAAAGACGAATTCATGGCAGACTACTTGAAGGTATTAGACGAAACAGAAAACTTACCGTTTATTCCTAGAAAATACCAAATAAAAGGCTCAATGAAGGCTATTTACCACAAACGCGCAATCATTGAGCACGGTACCGGTTCTGGTAAGTCTTTCACCATATACCTCACTCTAAACTATCTTAGAAAGAAAAACCCGGATCATAAAGCGCTTATACTGGTTCCTAAACTAGACTTGATAACTCAATTCTATGACGATTTGATAAACTACGGCGCTGACCCAGCTTTACTCGGTAAGTATTACGGGGAAGAAAAAGATTTAGATGCTGCTATCACAATAGGCACATGGCAGTCGCTAAAGAACAACAAAAATTTCTTGAAAAAGTTTACTATTCTCATCGTTGACGAGTGTCATGGACAAAAAGCTGACGTTGTTCGCTCAGTAGCCGAAGGTGCTATCAATACCCAATACAGACTTGGTTTTACTGGAACCATGCCGGAAGAAGATAGAAAAGCAGACACCGCACAAATAATAGGTACCCTCGGTCCAGTTGTTGATAAGATAACAACTGAAGAGCTTCAAAAACTGAAAATGGTAAGCCAGTTGAAGATAAACATTCCGTACATCAGTTATCAAGACGAAGAAATAAAAGAACTCAAATCATCTATTCGTATTCTCATGAAACAGAAAAAGCCAAGAGAAGCTTACCAGTTAGAAAAGACTTTCACTCAGAAACACGAAAAGAGAAACGCTTTTATTGGCAAAATAACCAAGAAAATGTTAGATTTGGATAGAAACGTATTGATATTGGTGAATAAGTTGGACCACGTTGATACTATAGTGGAAGCTTTGAAAGCAATTAATATAAATCCATTTGTTGTTACTGGACAAGTAAAAGATACAGATGAAAGAAATGAAGTTAGAAAGAAAATGGAACTTTCTGGCGGAAATGTGATTGTGGCAACTAGTGGTGTATACTCTACTGGTATTTCTATAAATCGTCTTCACTGTGTTATATTTGCCGATCCTGGTAAATCTAAAATTACCACTTTACAATCCGTAGGTCGTGGTTTAAGATTACATGAGACAAAAGATAAGTTATACTTATTCGACGTTTCTGACAATCTTGTGTTTGGAAACAAGCACTTGGAGAAGAGAATGGAATTCTATGCGAGAAATAATTTTGACGTTGAAATAAAGGAGATATCCTTTGCCTAAGTTTCGTAATGTAAGCCAAAAACAGATTAACATAATTTCTAATGGTAGAAAAATACCAGTTCCGCCAAATGGTGAGATAGATGGTCCTGCTGAATTTGTTATGTACGCGGGTTTGCGTGCCATCAACCATAGCGTTGATAGGAAATCCGTAGATGTTAATAAGAGCGTTCTAATGAACAAAAATCTCATGGAAAACAAAAACGCATTACCAAATAACGTTGTTAAAAACGTTTTCAAACCGCCAACTCAATCAGCAACTCGCGTAAACTCATCTATGATACCTATTCCGGATATATTTCCAGTAGATGACGGGTTTGATAAAAACAGAGAAATAGATAACACTATTCGCCATTTAGAATCCTATCCAAAACATTTACCTACTATTGGTATTTGTATTCTAACTAAGAATTCATTAGAACTTATTCGTGACTGTTGCGATTCTATTTTAGAACACGTTGCCTATCCTGGTACAAAACTGTATATATTTGATACCGGTACTACAGAAATACCAGTATTGAACTATTACGAAACTCTAAAGAAAAACGGTAAGTATCCTGTAGAAGTAATCAACGTCGGCGCTTTCCACTTTTCAGCTAATTACAACGTCGGTATTGATAAAGTAAATACTGATTACGTCATAATTCAAAATAACGACACGAAAGCAATAAACGATTATATTTCAAGATTGATGCGTGTTGCCATTATTGAAAAAGTAGGTTTATCTGGTCCTCGCATGTTGTTTACCAATGGTACTATTCAACACGATGGGCAACAACTCTATAACGATAGAGGTAAATTAGAAAACCCAGGACACGTAAATTTCGGTGCGCCTAGAGAAATAGCCGGCGGTAGACACGTTGTAGACGGTATTACCGCTGCAGGTGTTCTATTGAAAACCGCATGGTTCAAGGAACTAAACGGATTTGACGTTGGTTTCAAAGACATCTATCAAGACGTTCACTTTTGTATGAAAAACAAGATGAACGGTAAGATGTCCGTATGTGATAGAGATGCGCTTATCTACCATTATGATAATACGTCTCGTAAGAAGTTATGGAACGATCCAGCTAAAATAGCCGACATGCGTAAAGACCATAACTATCTTTATAGAAAAGTAAATGAGGGCGAACTACAAATCAAGATTAGAAAAAAGAAAAAATTCAGTCTTATTACGCTAGTCAACAACAACACTCAGTATTTTGATTTCTTAAACGATATACGAAACCAGAACAGTAAAGATAGTTTTGAAATAATAGCTTTACCTAACTATAACAACGAATACCGTTCTTGCGCTCAAGCGCTAAATGTGGGTATGGATATATCCGAAAGTGAATATTGTATTCTATGTCACCAGGACTTGAGAATGGGTCCGGATTGGCTTAGTGGTATTTCCAAACATATTGACGATATGAACGCCAGAGGTATCAATTGGGGAACAATTGGTATGGCCGGAAGTTATCGCTATAGTAAGACCCATGACGTTGGTATAACGTATTTGGACAACAATGACGAAGCAAACCCAGGAAAAAGATGCGTTGATACCTACAGAGAAAAATATGGTCAACGTGTAGAGGTACAAACTCTAGATGAGCTTTGTATTGTCACCAAAACCAATATCGGAATAAGATTTGACGAACAAGCATTTAACCATTATCATTGGTACGGTGCCGATTTCTGTCTCAATGCGTTATCAAGAGGATATAAGAATTACGTCATAGACGCATCTTGTACTCACCTTTCTGATGGATTCAGCAATCTTATAAAGGAAGAACATAAAGCGAAGTATTTAGAAGGTGCCGCATCATTATTCAATAAGTGGAAATTAGTTTTCCCTCATTTCAGAACAATGACTGCTATCTTCTCGAAACAAACTAACAACGAAGGTAAAGAGGTATATCTAGTACATTTTTACGTAGCCGACGAACTAATAAAACGTGGACATCATTTCCCTAAAGGGATTAGCATATCATAAACGCCATAAACAACATTTGAATTAATTGAAACGATACCGTATAATTACAAACTGAGGTTCCTAAGTTAGTCCAACCTCACAAATATAAAGGACAGCAGAAAACAGATATTAAAAGTCGCATTTTACTTTTATTGTCTGGCAAACAAACGAAAGAATGTTTGAGAAAAGAAGAATGCAGCCGAAAACATAAGATACTCTTACGGTAAAATAAGAGAGAAGCCTTGGCTCTTTATCACATATTGACTTTAGCCACTTATTTTTGGGATACCAAAAGTGAGATTAGGAATACTTGTGTCTATGTGAAAAATAAGCCAATTTATCGCAGAAAAGAAAAAATATTCATACAAATTAATTATGCGGAGTGACGATAGTCACGACGCAGAACGAGCAACGAAGTTGTAAGTTCATGATCAATATAAGTTAATTAAAGTTAATACACCAAAACAAAAAAGCCACGTAATTTAATTTTACGTGGCTAATCTAGTTTAATTGTTTGAGAAACTACTTACTGCTTATACCCTCTATAGAAGTAAACCCGTCTCTCTTTACGAGATTGATTATGCTATCGAAGTGTTCTTCTCCTAGTTCTTTTCTATGAGTAATAACGTAGATAGCTTTATCCGGATAAGCGACTTTGAAAGCTGTGTTAAGATGTTCCATAAAGCATTCAACACCATCAGCATCCATAGACGTATCTAAAATTTCATCTAATATGAGAATATTAGTATCTATAGAGTTCTGTAACTTAGACACATCAATAAGAGCAAGTAAAAGAGCTAAGTCAATTCTTCTTTTTTCACCACCGGAAAACGATGCGTATGGCATTGGATCGCGATTACGAGAAATAAGTTTTTCTGTAAGCTCAGAGTCAAAGATAATAGTATAGTCACTTCCTAAAACACTCAAATAATGGTTTGCTTTCTTGTTTAAGAAAGGAAGAACTTTTTTAACCACATACTTACTTACACCTTCTTCACCAAGTATATTACGTATAAACTTATGATAGTCAAATTTAGTAACAGATGACTTGAATTTATCTTCAAATCCTTTTACTTCGTTTTCTTGTTTAATTAGAACTTCATCTGAAATGATATTTGCTATATCTAAGGTTCTCAAACTCTCTTGCTTACCTGCTTCTTTTTTAGCTTCAATCTTTTCATTCAAAGAATTGATTTGGAGATTATACTTATTCAAATTTTTCTCTAAAGAATATACTTCATTGTGTAAAGACAGTCTTTTATCTTCTAAGCTAGATGTTTTTTGTTTGTTCAAAGAAATCTTAGTTTGACATTCAATAACATTCTTTTTTTCGGCTTCAATATATTCTTTTATTTTCGGATTATCTGATTGGCTAGTTTTACATAAAGGACAATGTGGGGAGTTGTCTAATTTACTGATAACTTCCTTACTATTCTTTATGGAAACCTCAAGTTCACGATTTTCAAGATTTATTTTTGAAACTTCATCATTAACAGCATCTCTTTCCGCTGTCACTTGTTTAATTTTGTTTTCAAAATCACTTTCTTGAATCAATGTTTCAATGGTTTTCTTTTCAAGAACAAGAGCTTTACCTTCTTTCTTTATTCTTTCAATATTTTCTTTCTTTTGTTCTTCAAACTTCTGACTTTCCTTCAAAAGACTTTCACGTCTTTCTTTCGTAACTTTCAAAGCTTCCAGTCCGTTCTTCAAAAGACTTTCATAGTTCTTCACGTCACTCTTGGCTTCAAGGTGCTTATCCTTGGCAATGTCAGACATCTTTGCGAATATTCCTAAAGAAAGAATATCCTCAAGCACTGGTCTTTTTTCTTGTGGAGTCATTTCGAGGAATGGTTTTGAATGATTTACGTTTAATACAATCATGTTAGTGAAAGCTGTATAACTAATACAAATCTTTTCTTCTAACCATTTTTGAGTTTCAGACATGGATGAGAATTCAACTTCTTTACCGTTTTCCCAAATCTTAAGATAAGTAGGTCCAATTCCTCTTTCAACCTTATAGTCTATTCCTCTAATTTCAAATTCAGAAGAAACGACACAATCCTTACCGTTGTTTACGGAATTAGCTATTTTGTCTTTAGCTACTTTTCTAATAGGTTTTCCGAATACAGCAAAGGCAATCGAATCGCTGAGCAAGGATGACTTACCTACACCGTTTCTCTTGTTTCCTGGTTCTACTTTACCGGAAACGGCATGGATACCGTTTTTGTACTCAAAAACAGTCTCAACATTTCCGAAACTAAGGAAGTTCTTAACGGTTACGTTCTTAAATATTATCTTCACGGAATAAACCCTTTCATATAAGTAATATTATATCACTCATTGTTTTCTGAAGTTGCTGCTTGGTGGAGTTCTGTTAGGAAACTCAGAAGCTTCTTTTCTTCAATATTATCTTCAAGTTTGATGTTTTTAACGTATTCACCTAGGAACGATAAAGTATCGGTCATGGTAATATCTAAATCATCGTTTTCGTCTATCTCTTCTATGAACTCATTTTCAACATCAAGCTTTATAGGCGATAACCCCTCAAGCTTTGTCATTGATTTGACAATATCCACTTCATCGTATTTTTTGTCAATGACGATTTTGATTGAATTACCTTTGACTCTTTCGAGCAAAGTGCTGTCATCTAAAACGTCTTGAATTGTAATCTTTATGAAGGTAGGACTATCTGTGTTTTCAATGAATTCAGTCTTGCCTTCGTCAATATCATAAACATGGATTCCTTTAGCGTCACCGTAGTCGCCCCATGTGATTTGATAAGGGCATCCCAGGTATGAGATTTGATTCATGGTATTACGTAAGTGGTAGTGCCCAGTGAAGACACGCTTGAAGTTCTTGAACTTACCTTTTTCGAGTCCGAAATCGTCAAATTGTCCTTTAGATATTTCAAATCCTTTGATTTCAAAATGTCCTAAGCATAAATCAAACTTTTCTTCGCCAGCGCATATAGCGTTGAAATCGTGAAGAGTTTTGCTTTCTTCTACTAACCATGGGAAAGTTATGATTTTCTTTCCGTTTATGGTTTCTTTGACTATATCGTCAATGATGGTAACGTTTTTGAATCCTCTAAGGATTTCCAAAGAGTTAACGTCTATTCTGTTTTTATAGTAGATGTCATGATTACCAAGAAGTATCTTGAAATGTACATTTTTATGATTGGATTCGTACCATCTGAAAATTTCAAGTACAGTGTTAAACGTTCTTACGTTTATGTGATTACGACAATCAAACAAATCACCTAATATTCTTACGTCAGTGATATTTCTTGTATCAATGGCTTTAGCAAGAGTCTTAAGGAAGAAGTCTTTGATAATTTCAAGATATCGTTCACTGTTGTTCTTTACTCCAAAGTGAATATCGCTAATCATTAAAATCTTATGACCCATAAGGAAGCTCCTTATGGGTATTATAAAGCCAAATACGTATTAGTCCACTTTATCCATGATGGAGAAGTGATTGCTTTCTTTGTGAATTCCTGGTTGATTTTTTATTAATCTGTCTTTTATGATACTATGTTTCTTCTCTTTAGCAATTACTTGTAAGAAAGCATTGTGAATCATTTGAGTACAGTATGCGAAAGCGTCTGGTTCTTTACCGTTCTTTCTTTGCTTCTCAGGATTGAAGTTGTGGCTGTACTTCAAAAGGAAATAAAGAGCTTGGCTTTCCATTTCTTGACGATAAGTGTAGTTTTTGAAGTTAGCAGCGGACGCACATCTGTTAACGTGTATGATGAACAACTCTCCTAAACGATCGCTGGCTTTTCCAGACTTCGCAAAGTGAATAAGTTCTTTGTTGTACTCTTCCTTATCTATATACCATTTTGACTTGTCTGTAAACTTTCTTCTCTTTCTTGGTTGCTTTGGTACAGCCATATAAATCTCCTATTAGAAACCCATAGTAATGATGTATAATTATTATAACAATAATTGGCTTATTTTTGTAATAAAAAGGAGAACGCATGAATGCGCCTGTGATCCCACCTATCCCACAAACAAGATATATTCCACCTGCAGAGTTGCCAGATCATTTGAAAGGTTCTGCCAATAGAAACTTAATGGCTGCTGGCGTTAACGTGGGGGCTCACCCAAACAATGCTCCAGTTCGTAAGGCAGACCCTAAGTCTGTTCTTTTATTCCCATCGGATAGAAACGGATGTGGATTCTACAGAACTATAGTTCCATTCAGCCATCTTATTTCTAAGTATGAATACGATGCTCCTACTTTGTTTTCATTCGTATTTGACTTGAATTTCATCACAAAATCCAAGTGGCTCCGTTTCCAACGTCAAGTTACTAAGGACCAAAAGAAGGTTATCGTTGAGTACAGAAAGGTAATCAAGAAGATAAACGCAGAAACTAAAATGGCGTTTGAATTGGACGACCTTGTTCACGCTATTGAACCATCTAACATTGTCGCTTATCAGTTCTATACTGAAACCAGAAAGCAAAACCTCATTGACGTTATGAAGATGTCTGATGTTGTAACTTTTAGCACCGAATTCTTGAAAGACTTCTATAAGCAGAATTTTGGCATTACTCATTCTGTAGTTGTGCCAAATTTCTTACCTAAGTACCTTTGGCAAGATAAAGGTAAGCGTAACAAGAGAAATAAGGGTTCAAAGCCAAGAATACTATGGGCTGGTTCTTCTTCTCACGTAGGTAAGAATGGTGACTTGGAATTCATGATTCCTCTTATCAGAAAGACTAAGAATGAATTTGAATGGGTATTCTTAGGTGTTATGCCTCCGGAATTGAATGGACAATTTGAATTCCACGAATGGGCTGATTTCTATGCTTATCCACACGCTTTGGATTCTATAGATGCTGATGTTGGTATCTGTCCAATCGTTGATAATACTTTCAATTATGCTAAGAGCGACTTGAAGTTGTTGGAATATACAGCTATCAATATGCCAGGTATATTCTCAACTATTGGACAAGGTATGGGTCCGTATGATTTGGTTGACGGTATTTGTACTGTAAACAATCAAGTAGACGATTGGTACAATGCCATTAAGAAAGTAATAAGCGATGAGTCTTACAGAGAATCCATCATGAACGCTCAACGTGCGGAATTGAATGGTAGATGGTTGGAAGACGAAAAGAATATTGGGCATTATCTCAATATCTACAAGTAAGGGATTTTTATGTCAAACGAAGGAAAAGAACCAGAGCCAGTCGTAACGAATATAAACGATATAGTACGTAATCGTCTTGAAAGAGACGCTATGGAAGGTGTTAATAAGCTTCTTGAGACGGAAAAATCTTCTGGTGTCGTTAGAGATAAAGACGATATGTCACGCCCATTGACTTACGGGGAAGCTCGCAAGTTAGTGGGTGAAATAAATGGTTCTTTTGACAAAATAACTAAATGGGTAACTGAGGTTAATCAAATTATCACTAACCAAGGAACCTATATTCAAGATTTAGAACAACGTTTGAAAGCTCAAGAACTAAAGTTGAATGAGCTTATTTTGAATGGCGGTAAAGCCAATCCAATTCCTCTTCCAAATTCACCGTTTGCCACTAAGCATCCATAAAGTATTTGTTTTTGGCTGCGTAAGGTGTAAGATTGTTCCTGTACTTCAATGAAAGGAATACAGATGGGTAGAAAAAAAGACGACGGTGAAGGTACTCCACCACCACCAAAACCAAAGAAGCTCTTCAAGATGGAATTCATAGTTTGGGATGACCATGAAGTTACCTCAGACTTGATAGAGATGGTTTACGGAGAACGTGGCGCTCCAAAGGGATGGAGAGTGAATCCAGAAGAGTTGAATCGTGGCTTAACACAAACATGTGGCGACGTGAAGCTTGTATTGGATGAACTTCTCAAGTCACTTGATATATCAGAAGAACAGTTAAGAATAGCTTTCGCTAAGAAAGACAAAGCTGCCAAACAAGCATCAGCAATTGGAAACGCAATAGCTAATGCTTCAGAGGACCCAACTGAATCTGAATTGGAATTTGACGACAAGTAATTGATGTTCAAATAAAGGAACTAGATACGCCCCGAATTTATGATTCGGGGTTTTTCTATTGGTAGTATCCCTATTTGGCTGTAGAATTGAAGGATTAGAAGAGGTAAGTGTAATGTATAGCAGTGTTTATTTCGCAAAGAACAAGTCTCTCATTCATTATTGGGAATATAATGAAGAGGGTGAGAAAGTACACAAGACTGCGCCTGCTCCTTTGTATTTCTTCGTAAAGAAAGAAGAGGGTGAATATAAAACCATCTTCGGAGATAAAGCTAAGAGGGTTGATTGTGATAGATACGGTGAATACAAAGAAAAGATTGAGAATTACAAGTCAATGGAAATGGATTTGTACGAATCTGATGTGCCAATTGAAACGAAGTTTATAGTTAATGAGTATCTTGGTAAAGAACTAAAAGTTCCAAAGTTCAACATTCACTACATTGACATCGAAGTTCACTCTACGGAAGGATTTCCGAAGCCGGAAGATGCTAATTACCCAATAGTCATCATAACCATTTGGTCAACTAAGCATAACAAGTTTTTCGTATTTGCGGAAAAGGACTTTGACACTACCGCGATGGAAAAGGAGCACGGTGAAACTTTTGAGAAGTTCATCTATGCTAAAGAGTCAGATTTATTGAAATCATTTGTAAAGTTCATTTATGATGAACACCCTGACATTATTTCCGGTTGGTTCAGTAACGCATTCGATATTCCCTACATTATCAACAGAATAACTAAAGTTCTTGGTGAAAAATGGGCTAAGAGATTGAGTCCATTGGGAATTATCAAAGAAAGAGAATTCCACGTTACTGAAACGAAGATGGAAAAAAGATACGACATTATAGGTATTGCTCTTTTGGACATGCTTGAAGTTTATCAGAACTATACGTTCTCTGATAGAGAAAACTACAAGTTGGGATATATTGCTAAAACAGAATTGGGTGATGGGTTTACTAAGAAAGAATACGAAGGTTCAATTGCTGAATTCTACGAAAGAGATTGGCAAGGATATTCCGAATATAACATTCAAGACACCCGTTTGTTGAGATTCCTTGAAGATAAGCTTGGTTATATCAAGATGCTCATTACGTTCTGTTATGGATGTAGAGTGCCGTTTGAGTTCTATCAAAAGACAACCAAGGTACTTGACGGTGCTTTCATTGCTGAACTCACGAAGGAAGGCATAGTCCTTCCAGACGTAAATAGAGATTTATTGGACGGTACGTATCCAGGTGGTTATGTAAAGCCACCTATTACCGGTTTACACGATTGGGTTGTTTCATTTGACGCAACTTCTCTTTACCCTTCTATCATGATGGGCTGGAACATATCTCCAGAAACTAAGGTAGCTGTGTTTAACAAAGGATCACTTGAGAATATCGTAAAAGCGCATCAAGGTGGTCAATATTACGAAGAAGACATCACGTACAACGGTAAAGTTTACAGCATCAAAGATTTCATTGATTACGTCAACGTAGTTCAAATTAAGACTATTAATGAAGACGGTGGTTTCCATACTATTGTTAACGGTAAGTATGTTGATAACATCATGAAGTGTATAAATGGTAAGGAATATGAGAATTTGTCATTCAAATGGAACGATGAAGATATTGACGTTGCTACCGCTACTCAGAGAATAAAAGATAACAACTATTGTATGGCAACTAACGGTGTTGTTTATTCTCAGGATTCCAAGGGTGTTATACCTCGCTTCGTTGAAACATGGTTCAATGATAGAAACAAGTACAAGAAGCTCATGTTGAAAGCTGAAAATGAGAAGGATGACGGGTTAGCTAAGTATTATCATCTTCTCCAATTGAACTTCAAAATCCTAATCAACTCAGTATACGGTTATTTGGGTACTATTCACTCCAGATTCTACGATTATGATAACGCAGTAGCCGTAACTATTACTGGACAAAGTATCATCAAGGAATGCGGTAATTCCACTGAAAGATATTTCAGTAAATGGGCTGATACTGATTTAGGTAAGAGATACAATGCCAAGAACGTTGAGAATTTCGTTATCTATAACGATACCGACTCAAGCTATTTCTCGTTTGGTAAGTTGTTCGAAGCTATAGGTTATGATTACAAGAATAAGGACCCGGAGATAGTCAAGAATTACATAATGTTCGGAAAAGAGCTTCCAAATTTGGAAATATTCGGAACAGAAGTGGATAAGAAGCAAGTTGGTGGTATTCCAAAGGAAGAACGAAAGAAGCTTGAGGAAGAAAGCAAAACCGTTCAAAACTTGATAGCTTCTTTCATTGATAAATTGATGGTTAGATTCTCAAAGTCTTTGAATTGTCAATCTAACAGAATATCATTCAAGCGTGAAGCAATTGCGGCTAGAGCTATATTCCTTGGACGTAAGAAATACGTCTATTGGGTATTGAACTCCGAAGGTGTTGAAATGAACAAACTCAAATCTACTGGTGTAGAAATGGTTCGTTCAAGCACTCCATTACTAGTTCAGAAGTATCTAAAGAACATTGTATTTGATATTATTAAGAAGTTGGATCAGAACGCCACTGAAAAGCAAATAAGAGAGTTCAGAGATATATTCATGAAGTCTGAGCCGGAAAAGGTAGCTTTCCCTAAGACGGTAAACAATCTGGACCAATACACTAAGAAGATGGAAAGTGCCGGTGGTGCTAAATCAATGCCTATTCACGTTAGAGCGTCAATGGTATACAATAATGTCATCAATTCTAATGCTAAGCTGAAGACTATCTATGATTTGATATACGAATCAGATAAGATGAAATTCGTATATATGAAAACAAATACGGATTGGCAAGAAAATGTACTAGGATTCAAGGATAAGTGGCCAAAAGAATTGGGACTTGAGTCGCACATTGACTATCAAGCACAATTTGAAAAGACATTCTTGGGTCCAATTGAGCGTTTCTACGCATTGCTCAATTGGCAATTACCTAATTTGGAAAACGAGAATGTTACCGAAATGTTTGAGTGGTAACTTATTTGTCCATGTATTTTTGAGCTTGAGATGAACCAAGCGCCAATGCTCCTGCAGTAGCGGCACCCGCTCCTAGTCCAATACCTTTGGTAATTTTCCATCCAAGTTTGGCTAGTTTGACTACAGCTTTGAGAAGAGCTTGTGGTACTTCTTCTTTTTTCTTTATGATGTGACAGTCTTTCATAAGAACTTCAACTTTTTCTCCGCTAAGTCCCCATTTTGTTTTATCGTTATTAGCGACACTTCTGCCTCTGTTTTCGAGGACACCGATAGTTACTCTTTTGTTTTTGTTGTTAACTTTTACAACAACTCCCATGCCTTTTTCAAAATCTCTCAATGGTACTTTTGGCGGTGGTGGTAATTGACCAGGCGCAGTCGGTGTTGATTGTGGTTGAACAGGTGGTGCTTTATATTCAACGATGTCGCCAGGGATAACATCGGTTGAGTTTGTTCTTGTAGGTAACTCGTATGTCTTCTCTTTGATAGTGATATTTTCTTTGAGTATTTTTCTAAGGTTTTCCATTTTTATTGCCTCTTAGCTATTTATATAAAGCCAGATAATATAAACCTTTACACCTAAAAACGCGAATGATATAATGATGTGATACCATGGAGAAAATATATGGCCAAGAAAACCGCAGAACCAAAAGATGAACAACCAAAGAAGAAAGCGCCAGCTAAAGACAGTTTAGCCAAGAGATTCTTAGAGAAAACTAAAATAGCTGGAATGGAACTCGCAGCAACGTTAGATCAAAGCAAGCTTTCGAATATTGATGAGTGGGTTTCCACTGGTTCTTATGCGTTGAACAGAATTATATCTGGTTCATATTTCAAGGGATTGCCAAGAGGAAGAATAGTTGCTTTGGCCGGTCCATCTGGTGTAGGTAAATCGTTTATTTGCGGTAACGCCATAAGAGAAGCACAAAAAGTTGGATATACAGTTGTTGTGTTTGACTCAGAAAACGCAATTGATAAAGATTTCTTGGAAAGAATCGGTGTTGATGTTGGTGAAGTAATTCACATTCCAGTAACCACTATTCACGAAGTAAAGATGAAAGCTACCAAGATGATGCGTGAAATGCGTGAAATGGATAAGGACGCTAAGATATTCATAGTTATAGACTCAATCGGTAATTTGCTCACTGAAAACGAATTTAATGAACAGATTGAAAAGGGTAGCACAGCAATGGACATGGGACTTAGAGCAAAGCAACTAAGAGTTTTGTCAAAGATTCTTACTGCAGAAGTTGCGTTGAGTAAGGCTGTCATGTTAGTAACTAATCACACTTACGAACAGGCAGCGTCTAACCCACAAGCAGCCCCAACCATAAAGATGGGTGGTGGCGAAGGCTTCATATACGCAACATCTGCTATTATTCACTTAAGAAAGACTCTTGAGAAGGAAGAAGAAGAGAACCTTGTCACTGGTAAAACAGAAAAGAACGTAAAAGGTGCCATTCTCAAGGCGCATACAGAGAAGAATAGGTTTATCCCTCAAGGTGCCAAGGGTGAAATTTACATTTCATTTGAGCATGGTGTCAATAGATGGTATGGTATGTTAGAAGACGCTATGGAATTTGAAATGGTGAAAGTTGAATCTCAGGGTTGGTATACACTTCCTGGTGGAAAGAAAGTCAGAAAGAAGGATTTATATAAACGTGATGTGTGGATGCCAATGCTTGATGAATTGAACAGCAAAGTAGAGAACAGTTACAAGTTTGCCTCATATAAAGACCCAGATGAAATTTCTGCTGAGCTTGACGATACTTCTGACGAAGACATTGAGAGCCCAAATTCATAATTCCTTTTTGACAAAGGGGTTTGGATGAAATAGAATTAAAGGGTAAGGAAATTAGAATGTCTCAACTCGTAGAAGAGAACATAGAATTGTACATAATAAAGGGGTTGCTATCCATGTCGGATTACGCAGCCCGATTTATTGATTTGATTGATCCTACCCATTTTTCTGTCGCGGCACAGCCTTCAATAAAAGTAACTAAAGCGTTCTTCGCTAAGTATAGAAAATGTCCAACGCCGGCGATATTACTTGATAATCTTTTACCAAAGTATCATGGTGGTAAAGAAGACGACTTGAAGAAGTCTGATGAGATAATCCAGTCAGCGTTGGCAATTACTATAAGCAAGGAAAACTTCTATGACTTCTTAGTTGAAGAAACTAAGACATTCATAAAGTACAACAAAATCCAATTTGCTTTGATGGAAAGCGTTGAGCTAGTCAATCAAGGTAAGATGGATGAAGCCGTTAAGAAGATAAACGAATCGTCTAATCTTAATTTTGACGATAATTTAGGGTTAGACTACTTTGAAGACTTAGAAGCTAGAATAGAACGCATGAAACAAGGTGTTCATATCATTCCAACTGGTTTATCTATTTTGGATAGCAAGATAGGTGGTGGTTGGCACAATAAATCATTGGTTATATTCGGTGCCGCTACCAACGTCGGTAAGACGCTTATTCTTGGTGACGTTGCCTATAAGCTAGTTAAGCAAGGTAAGAATGGTATATACATTACTCTTGAAATATACCAAGATTTGTTAGCTAATAGAATTGATGCTAACTTATCTGATATTGAGATGAATGAATTGAATACCGACCCTGACACTCTTTTCAAGATTATCGTTGATGAGAAGAAGAGAGCGGAAGACGCTGGTGAACCATTCGGTAGATTCATCATCAAGGAATATGCTCCTAACTGTTTGAATTCCAATCAAATTCTCAGCTTTGTTAGAGAATTGAATGTAAAGAGAAATGGGTTCAAACCTGACTTCATTGCCGTTGACTATATTGGTTTATTGGCACCAAATGGTAAGTCATTCGCTGACAATACCTATGGTAAATTGAAGACAGTAGCAGAAGAACTCAGAACTGTTGCTTCTGTATTAGATATTCCAATATTCTCTGCAGTACAGGTAAACAGAGATGGTATGAACTCAAGTCACGTAGGTATGGAAAACACTTCTGACTCGGTTGGTATTCCAATGACAGCCGACATCATGATAATGGTAACACGTGACGACGATATGAACGCAGAAAGCAAGATGCGTTGGTTCATTGCTAAAAGCCGCTATAGCAGAAATGGAGACCATTTCTTCGTAGATGCTGACTACAATCACATGAGAATCACATCAAGTGAAGATGATAAGAACGAAGTTAAGATGAAACAAGTCGCAAGAGCTGTTTCGCCAAATAAAACCGTAACAAACAACGTAAACAAAACCGTAACTAATGCCGCTGGTAAAAATATAGGAGATGAAGAAGCCGAAGATAATACAAAGGACAATCAAAATGAAGAATCGAAATCAACAAAGAAACAGACCCTTAACCTATGAGGATTTGGCACGTCGTTACGATATGACTCCAAACAAAGCTCATTCGGTAGTCAAGAGCGCCTATAACAAGATAATAAAAAGTCTCATAGAAGGTGACGCTACTGATCCAGAGGGAAAAAAGATTAATATTTTTGATGCGGTAATGGCTCTTAGAGAATATTTCAACATGACAGAAATAGAAGCGGTAGAGAAACTGAATGATGAGCATAGAGAAATGCTTACTAAATACGCATCAGAAGAATTCAATATAAAGAAAGATAAAAATAGTTCATTCTCAGACCTATTTGGTGAATAAAACATAATGAATCCATATCAAATATTCAAATTTAGCCAGATAAGAGCAGGCAAGGGTTATAACGGTACCAAGGGTATGTTTGACTCTAGTCAGTATTTTCCATATTTCTCTAAAGTAGCTAAGTTTCTAAATGAATATGTTGGCTCTGATGATAATAAACAGAAAGAGTATATAGCTGTTTGTGCTAAGCAATTTGGCAATGGGTTTAGTCCGTTCTCTTTAGATACGGAATCATACAAAGCAGAATATGAGAAATGGATAAAAGTAAATGGTTCTCTCTTTTCATATAAAGAGAACATCATGATGTCTTGTAGATATATCTATGGTTTTTGTAAGAATAATGAGATTTATACGCTGAAAGAATATATAGAAAAGTGGGGAGTTACGCATCTCATAAGCGGTAGGCTCAATGAGAATTTGGCAGTTCACTTAGGTTTACATGAGATAAATATGAGTAAGCCAGAAAAGGCCATTCTGAAGAGAAAGTTCTTTAACAATTTACAAATAATACAAGAACGTATTGAGCGAGAGGTTCACATAAAGCAATTTATGGAGAGCAAGGTAGCCAAAATTCAACAGAAGTTGACGCTTCTGGACAAACGTGATAAACTAATAAACGACAACAGCTTAGATAACTAAGCAATAACAACGTACTAAAAAACGTAGGAGAAAAACATGAGTAAATTCGATAAATTTAGCAATAGCAGCTTCGATGAATTAAGAAAGAAGCTTCAACAAAAGAGAGACGATCAGGAAAAGAAGAACACCGGTTCTTCCTTTGATGATAGCTGGAAGTTCAAGGCGAACTTACCAGAAAAACAACAAAAGATAACATATGAGATAAGAATACTTCCAAACGTACATGGTTCAACTGGTGAACCTTGGACCCTTGGTTTGTACCACATGTATAGAAAGCCATCAGGCCAATTCGTATACACTCTATGTCCAACCACATTCGACAAGAAGAATCCATGCCCATTCTGTGAAAAAGCAGCACAATTGTTTGCTACTAAAGACAAGATGGACGAAGAAGAAGCAAGAAAGATTTACAAGAAGAAGAGATACTTCGCTAACGTATTAGTCGTAAGAGACGAACGTAAGGGTGAAGAGAACCAACAGGGTAAGGTACTTGTTTGGGAATTCGGTGCGCAAATCTTTGATAAGTTTGCTGACGCACTTCTTGACCAACACATCAACTTCTTCCATCCAACCGAAGGAAGAAACTTCATCGTGTCAGTCAAGAGAAAGGGTGAATATCCAGACTATTCAATGTCTACATTCTCAATCAATGAAACTCCAGTAGCAGAAAGCGAAAAGGAGTTGAACACTATCTTTGATAGTATTTACAACCTTGAAGAGAAGGTATTCGGTGGTAAGCTCTATACTTACGACAAGCTCAAGGACATTATGACTAAGGATAAAACCGCACAGTCAAATGGAGATGAAGAAGTCGTAGTAGCTGTAGACAAGAAGACAGTTAGAGATACTTCAACCAAAGCTCCAGTAGCGGAAGTTTCTGAAGATGATGTGGTTGCGGAAGCAAAGAAGCCATCGGCACCTTCTCCTGCAGCAAAGGCTCCAGCTAAAGCAGCAAGCGCATCAGCCAAAGATGATGATGACTTTGACTTTGACTTTGAAGAGACCTGATATTGTGATAAAATAAGTAGAGTGATAAGGGGAGGCGAATAACCTCCCCTTATTTTTTATAAGGAGTTTCTATGGCTATTGTTGGTTTACTTGTTACTGGTGGTGCTGGTTTTATAGGGTTGAATTTCTTAGAGAAGATTAATCCGCATGCCTATGATTTCATTATTTCAGGGGATAAGATGGGTTACGCTACCGAATACAATAAGGAGCGTTATTATGAAATTTGTAAGCAGAAGAATATCCAAGCTATTGATTGTGACTTGAATGATGTTGATAAGCTGACTAACTTGGAAAACATTGCTGAATTATGTTGGTCACATTTGGACATTATAGACTTTGCCTCGGAATCCCATGTTGACAATAGCATCAAGGACCCATTTTCTATCTATAATTCAAATGTTTCTATACCTGCGAATATATTGAAGTGGATTGGTAGAGCAGCATGGCCGGATATAAAGAATTATTACCACATTTCAACTGATGAGGTATATGGTCAGATAACTCTAGAAGATGCTAAGGATAGAAACAAGTGGTTCAAGACTACTACCAACTTCGCGCCAAGTAATCCGTACTCAGCTTCTAAGGCCGCTCAAGATTGCTTCCTTATGTCGATGAGACATACTTTCGGTATTCCAGTCAAGTTCATTAGGATGGCTAATCAATTTGGTAAGTATCAACACAAAGAAAAGATGATACCTGCTAGTATTTTGAGAACACTTAATGACGAAACCATAAAGATATATGGTGAAGGTAAAAATATACGTCAATGGACTCCGGTAGAAGTTACAGCACAGATAATATGCGATATACTCTATGGTAAGGTGAAGTATGAAGACGTTATCCATCTTTCAAATTATTGGGGATTGTACGATAACAACTATATCGTTGATAAGTTGACTACCTCATTAGCGAAGTTTGGTTTTGAGACAAATAAGGAATACGTTGAAGACAGAAAGGGACATGACTTGTGCTATGCGCTTGATTCGTGTCTGTTAGTTGACGAATACTTCTCAAAGTTTGATTTTGATGCGTATTTTGACGAAACCGTTAAGTTCTACATAGACAATAGGGATTTGTATAGAAAATGAATACTGTAAACCATAAAGAGATTTGTAATTGGTGGGATGGTAAGGTGATAATTGACGAAGTAAGGGAGTATGTTGATTCCCGTGGTTCGTTGATTGAGACTTGGAGAACCGATGACGGTAAGTACAAGGACTGTACTCCGAAGATGTCGTATTCTTCTTTCAGCTTGCCGTATGTTATGCGCGGCCCGCATCAGCACAAAGACCAAACAGATTGGTTCTATACGTTCAAGAATAAGATGGTATATCATCTCTATAATCCTGAGACTCAGGAAATGAAACTCCATTTCACTGACCCAACCAAGATAACTAGGGTCAAAGTAGCGCCTCCTATTATTCATTCATATAGAAATCTTGAGAATCATCAGATTTTCACTTCAAACTTCCCAACTTCTCTTTTCATGGGAGAAAATAAGAAAGAGGAAATAGACGAGGTTAGATTTGAGCATAAGTGCGTAGATAATAATACGTTTGTCATATTAGGTGCCAACGGTAGACTCGGAAAAGCTATAACCAATAGATTTTTTGAAGGCATGGGCTTCCATGAATATGATGTTGTTCCTGTTGATAGGAAGTTGAATTCTTTAGAAGAGATAGTGAAGTTGTTTTCTGAGTTAGATAACGCATTCAAAGATGAGAAAACTCACAGACATGAAAGAAAGATATGCGTCATAAATTGTTGCGCTTTCTCAAATGTTCAAGAAGCCGGTAAGTATAAAGAAATAGTTGAATGGGTAAATACTCAAATGCCATTTCAATTAGCTACGGAATGTTCTAAGAGAGATTGGAAGTTTATTCAATTCTCGTCTGATTATGTCTATCAGAGTGTTAGAAGAAATAACTTTTATGCTGAATTGGGTGAATACACTCTATCTAAACAAAAAATGGAGAGGTTGTTTAGGGAATGCCCAAGTGAAAGAGTAAAGACTACTCTTATGGTTAGAGTTGCTAATCTTTATAGTGATGACGTTAATGATGGTCATACGGTAATAGGTAAATTCAATAAGATAGTCAGTGGTTTGGGAACAACCGGTACCGAAAAAGTAAGAGTGGTGAAAGACACTTTCGTTATGCCGTCTAATGTGAAATACATAGCTGACATTATCTATAAGATGGTAACTACTATGGGTGACGCTAGTTTCTATAGCCAGATTGGTAGAAAGAATTTCAATTTCTGGATAAAGGATGAGTTCTGCGCTATAAACTTGGTACCAACGTCAAGGTATTCACTTGAGAACTTTGTTACTAAATTCTTCAATGTTGACAAGAAAGACATCGACATGAAAGAATGTCAAATTTATGATTGGACTTCTGAGTTTCATTTTGGCGGATATGATAGAAGTGAATTCCCTGGTTTTGTCATAGATTTTGACAATGATGAAGAAAATATAAAGAATCTTATTGTCAATTTGAATAACAACAAACCATAAATTATAAATACTTCATGGCAGGGTGCCGCCATGCAGTTAAAATTAGATAGATTTTTACCAGTCGCTATCGTCCTAATAGTAGGTTTTGCTGTTTGGTTTAACGCATTTGACCCACCTGCAGTCTATAATAATCAAGTTTTAGTACCAACAACAACCACGCCTCATTTTGTTAGAGACGTTGGGGAGGTAGATGGAAATGTCAAGATTACTCACAAACCTTCTGGCGATATTCTTGATCTTGACGTGTTTGACAACTACCTCATGTTCCCGCCTGGAGTCGAAGGGTCCGAAAGAAAGCTCAACCCAAATACAGGAAAAGAGGATGAGGTATGGAAAATCTCATATGAGAGAAAGAGATACTTCCTTGACTATGGCTTCGACATCGGTACCTACGCCGGCTACCTCTCCGGAGATAAAGAAGGAACCGAAATTAGTGACTTCGACGTTGGAATCAGAATCTCCCCAGCAAGATGGGCTTTTGGGTCAGTTTCTTTTCCTGACGGATTGGTATCAAACCAAGGCCTCGGATTGGGAATATCTGTCTATCCAGAGCCCATACATTTTGGAAATTTTATTGATCATATCGGCGTCGGTTATGGTCGTTTTTACACTTTGGAAGATGACCAACAAAGAAATCTCTTCTATATCTCGTTCTCGACAAGATTTTAAACCATAAGGAGCAACACATGTCAAAACTCACAGATACCGTCGAAAAGATGGAAAACTTCGTAAAAAATGTAAAGTCGTCAACTGATTCCGGTTGGAAGTCTAGAAAACTCTGGACAACCGTTGGTTCAATAGTCGCTTTCGTTTTCTTATTCAAAACAGCATTACCGTTGATAGTTTGGCCTATCACGTTGATAGTTATCGCTTATCTCTTCTCTCAAGCTATAGTTGATATAGAAAAGGAAAAGACAAAGAGAGAGGTAAAAACTACATTGTTAACCAAGCTATCTGAAGATGGTTTAACAAAAGAAGAACTTGAAATAGTTCATAGAGCGGTTGAAGAATAATTTTACTGAATTCTCAGAAGTTAGAAGGGTTGCCTAACAAAAGGCAATCCTTCTTTCGTTTGATAAGGCTTTCTCATAGAGTATAATATAGGTTCAGAAGGAAGTTTATGACAGACGCCAAAGATGTAAAAGTATTAAATGACATAGAGCACGTTCTTACACGTCCTGGTATGTACATCGGCTCAGTGAATACAGAAAAGCAAACTTTTTGGTTGCCAGAGAAAGACAAGATGGTTCTCAAGGAAATTGAATATATTCCTGGCTTATACAAGATATTCAATGAATTATTAGACAACGCAGTAGATGAAGGTGTTCGTGGCTTCTGTACTGAAATTTGGGTTGAAGTAGATACTGAAAAGAACATGTATTCCATAAGGGATAACGGTAGAGGTATTTCCCCTGAGAAGCATTCGTCTGGTAAGTATTTGCCGGAATTGTTATTCTCAACTCTCCGTTCTGGTTCAAATTTTGACGATACAAAAAGAGAAACCATTGGTATGAACGGTGTTGGTGCCGCATTGAGTAACATATTCTCAAGTAAGTTCGTGGTTGAAGTCTATAGAGATGACAAACTCTACCTACAGACATTTAGGAACAACTGTAAAGAGATAGATGAGCCAATCATAAAAAAAGAGAAGACTGGTGATAAGAGAGGAACTAAAGTTAGTTTCATTCCCGATCAAAAGGTATTCAAGAAGAAGCTGAATCTAGCTTTGATATACAAGCGTTGTCTTGAGCTTTCTTACGCTTTCCCTGAGTTCACTTTCAATCTCAACATAGACGGTAAGAAGAAGACATTTGAGGGTAAGAAACTTGAAGATTTCGTCAAGATGTTCGGTAGTCTATATGAAATAATAGACGAAAAGAAAGACGGATTCAGAATGGCAATAATGAATTCTGAGTATGAACAGTTCACTCATTATTCAAACGTAAACGGCGCTGATACATGGCGTGGCGGTACTCATATTGAGTCTATAA